GTAATTATGTACTCCGATTGTTATCAATACGATAATAATCGCTTGAACCCACCATTTTAAACTTACAAATGAGTCCCACCATTTTTCTATTCTTTCTTTCATCTTACCCCCTATTTTGTAAGTCCCTTAGCTTTTTCAAAACTTCTTAAACCCCCAAGACCTAACATACCAAGTATTAAAGGCATAAGTTGACCAAGATCAAGGACAACCCAATTTACTTCAACACCAAACATTTGTAAAATCATATCTAATATTGGTTGAAATAAATAAACATATCCTATGCTTAGACCAGAAATCCAACCCAAAAATGGTCTCCAACCAGCAACAAATAATGATTTATGACCAGCTTCTACTTTATTTATATCTAATTGTTTTTCTTTAAGTTTTGCATCTATCTCTTTCATTTGAAGTTTTAGCTTTTCTTTTTCTTCCCCTGAAAAATGCAAATCATCTATTACTGTTCCAACAGTTTTAAGTGTGTCTCCACCAAATATTTTACCTAACACCATATATTTTTCCCTCTTCTTGTAATTGTTTACTTATTTTCATCATTTTAGTTCTAAGATCATCATGTTGATATTTTTTACGCATCTCATTCACATAAGTTTTCTCTTCAAAAGTCGTAATTCTTTTCTTACACTTTCTCAGGTCAATTCTCCCATCTTGTTCGCCAATCTTGAGGCTCTCGCTGGTGTATGTTTCTTTGCCCATAAACTGTCCAACATCTCTAGTTTTGCTATATCATACCTTTTATTCTTCAATGCTTCAAACATCTTCTTAAATTTCATAACCTTAGGTTTTCCAAGTTGAAAGCACATATGAATAATAATCTCTACACATTCATAACTAACATCTAAATCTTTACAAAGACTAACAGCATCTTGATAAGCAATTTGAAAATCATACTCAAAAACTTTTTCCAATTCTTTCTGAGAATACTTAAAACCCTCTTTAAATTTATCTCTTGGTAAAACTAAATGACCATAGCCTATTGTAGCAAATCCAAGATGGTCTTTATACATTGTATCTCTGTAACCCTCTTCTTCTTTTATGTGTTCTTTAACTTGTTCTAAATTCATCTTGTTCCCCCTATACCTAAATATATTTCTTCATCTTCTTCTTTTATTTCGTGTACTGCTTTTTTTAAATATACAGCTGCATCTAATAATTCTTCTATACTATTTTCTATGGCTTGTATCTTATTCATTCTAGCTGACTTCATAGTATTCTTATATTTTAAAATACCCCTGTTTGACCTATCAGCTAATTGATTCATCAGTTCGGTTACTATTGGGTCTTTCGTCTTTTTTTCTTTCATATTTCTCCTTTAGTTCAAGCATAGAGATAAAGTTATGTCCCTGAACATGACCATCAGCTAACAACAACTGACTTACTCCATAACTCCAACCATTTGCACTATTTTTAGCATAACTTTCAACATGACCATAGTCCATACAAGTCCCCACATTCACAATCTTAACATAATTACCTCTACCCAGCTTTGAGGCTCTCCATGATCTTTCTCTATGGCTATGACCAAAAACTATATCATGCGTTGCACCATTTGAAACCTGACTAGCTTCAGCCATCTTTCCACCTATTTCTCTACCTATCTCTGATAAAGGAACATGAACAAAAGCAACACCTTTTATAAAATGAAACTCTCCATAAGCTGAGATACCCCAACCTTTTGACATAAACATTCTTTCATATTGTTGAGAAAAAGCACCTACAACTTCTTTGTTTTCATTTTCATACTTGTATAATCTCATCTCATGGTTGCCTAAACAATAATGTTTTATAGGCTTCACATCTCCCATACCCTCATACAATAATTCTAAAGCATCTTTTGTTGCGTTTATATCAGCTAGTATTGGTGGTTTCTTTTGACCCTTTACAGTATGGTTCTTATCAAATGTAGAGCAACTATCAAAACTACAAAAATCGCCTATACAAACAAGATGATCTGGGTTGTATTCTTTTATTTGTCTCCCTATCCAATAAAATCTTTCAAGGTCTTGCTCAGGGGAAACATGAGCATCAGGTATTACAAAAACTTTTGTTGGGTCGCTAAATGTCGTTCTTTGTGCTGGTATTCTTATTATTGGTTTTTTATATTCTTCTATTACTATCTGAGGTTTTACTTCTTTATATCTTTCCCATTCTATTCTCCAATGAGAACTTTCTAAAGCTAGTTTTTCTATTTTATCTATTTTTCTTTGAAGTGTAGTTCTAGGGATTTGTGTAACTTCTTCTACTATTTTTTTTGCACCTTTAGGATTGTGCGGCCCCCCTGTTCCTAATGGGGGATAACCTTTATCAAGAGCTTCGTGAAGTTTTTCTTGAATAAGTTTGAGTTCGTCCCACTCTTTATCGTCCATCAGCCAAACATTCGCAAAACCCAACTCACAAATTGAGTTGCAACCATAAACCCTATCGCCCATAAAATATAATTGAGTCGGTCTATGTCTCTTTGCATATGTTTCAAATGATTGTTTTCTAACAAATCTAGTTTGTTGTAAATGTGTAGAATATGTTCTTTGGTTGTTTTAGGTGTTAATTTGCTCATAATCTTTCATGCACTTCATAAGTAAACCGATTTCTTTCTCTATTAAATCTTCATTTATAGTTTCAATTATATCATCAATAAAAATATCGCAAGATTTTAAATCTTCAAACTTTACAGGCAGTTTGCCATCATAGGCACAAAAAGGAACTATAGATATATTATAAATACAAATAATCGTATGAACAAACCACATTAACCTTGTCTATTATATTTTTTCCAAGACTTCAATTTGTGTTTGTTTTTTGGTTTAGACCTTGATGAAGCACCAATACTTGTTCTTTTCTTTACTTTATCAAAGATAGATTTACCTGTATCTATTCTTTTAACCATTAAGTTGACTAAGAGGATTTTCTAATGCAAGTTTTATTCTTTTTTCTATTTTTTCTTCTAACTCATTCATATTTTTTTCCAACTTATCCGACAATGCTTCCATGCGTTCCTCAATGTCCCTCATGGTATATTTTAAGTCCTCACTATTTTGTCTTTGATCTTCCTTAATCATTTGCTCTACATCATTAACTATTCTTTCAATTCTTCTTACATCTTGCCTTAAATCATTTTTTAATTCGTTAGCTACATCAGAAACAAGCTGTACTTCTTGGATTATCATAGATATTTCTTGCTGTAGAACATCAGACTTTTGTGTAACAAGTTCTAATCTCTTATCAAAACCTGATAAATCTGGTGCTGAATAACTTTGTATTTTTTCTTTCATATCAAGATAATCTTTGTAAAATTCAAAACCACCCCAAGCACCACCAATCAAAGTAGTAAGAGCAGTAATAATAACTACTATCTTTCCGCCTTTAAATTTAAGACCAGCAAATTCTAGTTCTGCCATTGACTCTCTATCATTTCATTCATTAATCCATCACTCCCTACAAACAGAAAGTAACTTGCTAAATCATTATCATTTATAACTGCATCAGGTAAAGTTTTATCTGTAAAAAATCCTACTGTGTCTTGTAATTGTTTTTGGCTATCAAAAAATGTTTTACTATTTCCTAAGACTTGCATAACAATTAAAGTTTTAGTTTGATTTGCTGAGTCATACTTACCTTTGTCTCCCATCTTTTTGACAATCTTTTTTGCGGCTTCTTCTTTTTTATTTTCTTTTGGCTCTACCTTATTGTCTTGATCTTTATCTTCCGTTTCTTCCATATCGCTTGATTTGTCCTCATTCTCCTCAGCCTCAGAAATGCTTTCTTTGTTCTCTGTCTCTTCTTGTAGATCGTTATCAGACTCATTATTAGTTTCTTCAACAGGTTCATCTTGCATCTCTTCAGGGGTTTCTTCTACAGGCTCAGGCATTTCAAGTTCAGCTTCTATCTCCATTTCAATTTCAGCTACCTCAACCTCAATCTCATTTATTTCAATTTCTTGTATCTCTAATTCTACTGTCTCATATGTTGGTTCATCAATAGTAATTGGTTCAAATGTTATACCATTATCTGTTTGAATTGGCTCGTTAGTTTCAAAAATATCTTCAACAACATTAATTATTTCTTCAGGTGCATCAATATTTAATGCTACAAACATTTCTACACTTGTTATTGATTGTGATATTATTTGTGTAATTGTATTATAAAAAACATCTATACGAACTGAGTCAAATAAAATTCCAACTGAAATCCCTATATCTCTTCCTCCTACTTCCACAATTATAGTTGTAAGATTGCCACCAAAATCAAAAGTATTTTCATATATTTGATATCCTGATGCTGTTCCACTAGCACTTAAAATATCTGTACCAGCAAAAACTTCACTATTTCCATCTCTTCCTGTAACATGCATATAAACTGAGTCTTGAGGGTCTTGTTTATCTACCTCAATAGAATATTTTACTTCTCCACCATATTTTATATTAAGATCAGATATATCTACAGTTTGAATAAAAGTTGTTCCCATTCCTGAAACTCCCATAGTAGAGGTAGAATTACCTGAACCTGTAATTTCAGCACATCTATCTGTGCCTAAATTATTACAATAAGAACCTGATCTCATTGTTGCTGGACCTTGACCACCCCAATCAACATTCATTTCTCCATCTTTTGAAGATGTTACAAAATCATTATCACTATCTAAAATATTTCCTGAGTCCTCATTCTCTACTGTTGTTGTTTGTATTGTTGTTTCAGTAGTTGTTGTTGTTAAAATACCATCAGATTGAAACTCAACCTCTTCAGTAATTACTTCATCTAATATTATTTCTTCAACTACAGGGTCGCATAATCCTACAGTAGTTGTAGAACAATCTACAGCTTTACTAGAAAAGGATAGGCAAACCAATATACATAGCCATACCCATAATAATAAATTTTTCAAAGTCATGTAGGTCTCTTTTAGTTTGTTCTGTTTGTTTTTCTATTTCTTTTTTAGTAATCCAATTTTTTTCATCTAACAAAAAACTTCCATCAGGGATTAAATGTTTATTTACAAGCCATTCTTCTTTTGCTTCTAAACCTATTTTACCATTTATAGGCGGATATGTTCCAGCACTCCACATAGCATCAAAAACTCTGTAGTCTTGCGTTAATAAACTTACAGCCGCAACTTTCATTCCCATAGCATATAGTTGCCTTGATAATTTTATTCTTTCACAGTTCTCATCTCTTATTGTAACTCCTGTTGCCAAGCCAAGAACATTATTTTGAATACTAGCACTAGCCGCACTTTTACAAACATCAGAATTATTTATAACAACTGATGGTGCGTTAGCTGTACTTGGTGTTGATGTAACTACAGTTGAACTTACTGTATTTGTTTCTGCTTGAATAGAATAACTAAATATTATTAGGATAGAAAAGAATACAAGGAATAAAATATTTTTCATTCTCCACAATTACACTCTTCTTCTTTAAAATTACAATCGCAAGGTTTAACCATTTTCACTATCCCATGCGTCTTGTAGTTCTTTTAGTTTTGCATTTACTTGAGCCTCAGTTGGTAATTCTGTAATAGGATTATCTACAATGTTTCCATCTATCCCAACTTTTTCAGTAAGACGCAAATTAGCATAAATTTTATTTTTGCTATCTGTCCATGTAAACCATTGTCCCTCATGAAAAGTAACTAAAGCATCTTCTATATGATCTGGTCGCATATTATGTATCTCCCATTCTAATAAATGTTAATGAAGTTTGGTTGTTATCAGTATGCCCTCTTGTAGTTGCGCCACTTTGAGCTGAACTAATACGAAGTCTTACTTTGTTATTTGATGTGTTAGTTACATCATATAAAACCGCATTAGATGCACCAAAATAAGCTGTTGCACCATGATCTGCTTGAGCAGTATATTTTGAAGCTATAGTTTGAACATTTGAAGAAAAACCATCATTAGAACCTTGTAAAATCATTTCGTGATAATTTAACTCTCCACTATATGAAACAGCAGTATGGACAATAATTAAATAAACACCTGTTGATGGCATGGTAAAAACACCTGACGATTCTGTAACTGCTGAGCCAATTCTTGAATAATAAACATCATCTTCTTCATAGTTTATTGTTATTGGATTAGCACTTCCTGTAAAACTTGTTGTTAATCTAAAACTTCCCGCAACTTCAATTCCACCACCAGCACCACTAACTGTGCCTGTAAAGGCAAAAGTATCATCTAACTTTAGTCCTCTTGCTCTAGTTTTGATAAGTGCCATAAATTACTCTTTCGGATATTTGTCTTTAATTGGTTTTATGTGATCTGTTTTCCATTTAGTTATACCATTATGATATATATAGTCTAGTTGTTCTTCCCAAGATAAATACTCAGCTTTTCTATTTGCGTCTGCTTTTGCATTGTTTTCAATCTTAGTTGCTTCACTTTCTAATGCGTTTAATTGTTCGTTTGTAGGTTTAGGTTTTTCTAAACTGTCCAACCAAAAAGAAATGTATGCACCACTACCATCATCTTGTAAAATTACTTCTTTATCAAAGTCTGGTTTTCTTCCTAAATATGCTTGTACTTTATCTGCTAAATTACTCATTCTATAATTTTAAATCCCCCAAAATGTGTGTCAAATTCTGAATTATGTCCAAGAACATTTAAGCTACCACTACTTTGAAATCTTCCTTGAACTTCAACAGTATCTCCTACTGACAAACTTTGTGAAAATGTGTGGTTTAAAGTAGTCGCTTCTCCAGAAACCCCTTTCATACTTGCAACAGATTTATTGCTTCCACCTACCACAAATTTTAATGATAAATTTGCTGAACTATCATTAAACCTTATGGCACTATAGAAAAAATATTTACCGCCTTGACCTGATGGAACAGTGAACTGATAACTAGAATCGTGGCTATAAGCTGATGCAGTGTCATATACCTCTGTGTTAAATTGTATTTTAGTATGAGTATCATGACTTAAACTTTGATTTGAGCCATTAAGATGAGCTAAAAAAGCTGGTGTATTTACTCCACCCTCGCCATCAGCAAAAGATAATTGACCAATACCTGTTGTTCCTGAGCCACTTACACTTGCTACTTTTAAAAATTTATCAGCAGTAACATTTCCTGTTGGAAGTATAAGCTCATATGATTGCCCAGCACTATGAGCTGGACTAGAAATTTTTACACCATGAGAATTTTGTGAACAGTTTAATTGTATAGTTCCATTTTCAGAACTACCATCTCCTTTTACAGTAAGACCAGCACTTGAGCTTTCACTAATTAAATTAAGTTTATTTTTTGTTATTGCACTATCAACAACTGTAGTTGCTGTTCCTACATCATTGACATTACCTAATACTAAAATAAAATCTATGACATCAGAACTTGTTAATGCACTAGCAAAAGTAAGTGTAGAACCTGAAACAGTAAAAGAACTTACAGGTGCTTGTATCGTTCCATTGAGAGATACGATCATGTGATTAGCACTCTGAGGTTCAAAGTTTACAGAATTACGTTGCATAGTATAACTAGCAGTTGCACTTGTTGTTATGCTATCAAGTAAGACGAAATCGCCTGATGTTGGGGTTGTTCCTATATATGCCATTATAGTTCTCCTATAAGAGCTTTTATTTCTTCTTCAGATAAACCTAAATCTTTTAATTTAGTTTTTGCATTTGCTTTATCTATTTTTGCTTGTGCCTCAGCATCTTCTCTAGTTTTTGTTTCTTCTTTTAGTTTTGCCATTTTAATATCCCACTCTGTTTTTTCTTTATCAGTAAAAGGTATTACTTTGCCATTAACTATATGTGTGTATGCAACCATTCTAATTATCTTTTATTCCGTAAACTCTAATGTTGATTTCATCCATATTGCCACCTGAAGTATAAAAACTAAATCCAGTTTTTTCAGCAGTAGTATATCCATAAAGAATTCCACCTGAACCACCTCTTAAATATCCACTAGCATTTTGATAAAAATAATTCATAGTTGCTCTCGCAAAGAAACTTGTTGAGTATGGTGTAAAAAAGTGCATGACACCTGTAAAAGCAGATAATCTATTATCATTTGCATTTGAGCCATGTGTAATTTGAACTTTATCGCCATTGTTACCATAGTTATAAGTAGAAGAAGAAGCATTTGAATTACCATGAACAGCCGCATATTTATAAGAAGTATCTTCAGATAATGAAGTGCTACCAGAGGCTCCTACTCTAAAATTAAAAAATACATCATTTTCAACTGAAGTGCTTAAACCAATATAAGCAACATAGTTTTGATATGTTGAACTAAAAACATTATCCATAGTTGCATAAGTGCCACCACTTGTAGAAATATTTTTGTTAATAAAAACTAATTCTCCACCACCTACATAACTTGCGTCTAATCTTTTTAAAGTTCCACCATCAGATATTAAAAATTCGTCTGTACTTGCTGGTGCTTCTGCTAATTCTGATAAACCTGTTATTATTGTTGGGTCTAAATGTTCTTCAGAAATTGAATTGTCAGCTATTTTATCAGCATTTATAATATC